GAGGCACCCCCTGGGTTCTGGACCGCGGCGCCCGCGCGCGCGCGGCGCTCGAGCCGGTCACGCTCGGCGCCGTGCTCGGCTTGGCGCTCGCGATAGTGGTCCGACGCCACGATTTCGGCTTCGAGCGCCGCAGCCGCAACAATCGTTGCAGCGGAAAGCGTGCTGCGCCCACCGCCACCGTGGCGCACGGCCAATCCAGACCGGAAATCGACGAACTCGTATTGCCCGAGATCGGGCAGTACGGCCGACATCTGCTCGGAAAAGAACTGCATCCGAACGCCGATGTCGCCGATCAGAAGCCGGCCGTGCTCGTAGCGCATGGTCATGATCAGATGCTCCATTCGATAACGACGCGACCCGCTGAACCGGCGGCAACAGTCGTCGCGCCACCCTGGCCGGCACTGCTGCCGTAATCGGGATCGGAAGCGTTCGGCGGATTGCGCTCGCCGTCGACGCTGGCGCTCAACGTGACGAGCGTTGCGGCAGCGTGCGCGAAGCCTGATCCGCCCTCGCCGGCCTGCTGATGCAGATTGTCCTGGCCGCGGATGTGAGTCGCGCCGCCGACGTAGCCGCCACCGCCACCACCGGTCGCATATCCGGCAACAGCGTCTTCACCCTGCATGACCAGCGACGACCCGCCCGCGAACGGGCCGTTGCCGGGGCCGCCCGCCTGCGAGCCGTAGCCCCAGGGGAGGCCGCCGCCGGCTTCGACGGCACCACCACCACCGCCCGCGATCAGCAGCGCGCGCGCCGTGTCGGCCGCCGTGATCGCGGCGCCCGCCGTGAAAACACCCGACAAGCCGCCGCCGCCCTGCTCGTAGATCGATTCAGCGCCGCCGAACCCATACTGGCGGGTCATGTTGCCGCCGTAGGTGCCCTGCTTGCCGCCACCCTCGCCGACGACGACGCGCAGCGAAGCGCTGGCCGCCACGGGAGACGCACCACCGACCGCGAACACCGCCTCGCTGTAGCCGCCAGCTCCACCGACTGCAGGATTGGTGATGGTGAGGCCGCCGCCGCCGCCAGCGCCCCACGCCTTGATGCGGATCGAGACGGCGTTGGCCGGCACCGTGAAGATCTGATCTGATCCGATGTAGCCGTAGATAGTTTTGCCGGCCAGCGTGCCGACACTCGAACCAACCGTGGCGATGGTGATGACATCGCTCGCCTCGGTGATTTCGATGCCGCCGCCGGCCTCGATGGTCTTGAAATTCAGGATCGCACCGCTCTTGTCGCGGTAGATTTCGAATGTGCCGCCGCCGACGTTGCCGCCGTAGTTGACTTCGCCCGACCCGGAGCCGCCGAGCCCGGAGCCGTCGATCTCGATCACGTCGCCGTTTAGCGCCACCGCGACGCCGTTGACGCCGAGCAGCGGTCGCAGCTCGTGGAACACGCCGTTGCGGCCCTTGTAGATGCCGACCGCGCCGGTCCCGCTGAGGTTGCGCAGGTTGGACAGGATCGACGACCACGGCGTCAGCACGAACGCGCCGGCGCCACCGTCGAGCGCCGGGGTGTAATCGAGCTCGATCGGGAACCCGGGGTCGATGAGGTTGATGACCAGCGCGGTGCCGGCCGCGTCGACGACCTTCTTCGACCCCGTGCCGTTGACGTTGATCGTGGTCGGGCCGGTGTTCGAATAGCCGGGGATGCAGCGAACGTGCATGCCCTTGAAGTAGCTGGTCGGCATCACGAACGTCAGCGGAGTCGTCAGTTGCAGGGCGTTGGCCGAGCCGTTGTCCTGATACCAGACGCCGCCCGAAGCGTAGCGCGCCAGCGCCTGCGACAGCATGGTGAGGTTGGTATCGGGACCGACCGCCGGATCGAGCGCCAAGCCAGACGTCGAGACCGCCGATTCCAGTTCGCGGAACCGCACGTTGTCTTCGTCGGCAGTCAGGATGCCGGAGGCGCCGGGCGCCGTGTTGTCCACTTTCGTCCCAAAGTCGCGCATCAGCAGAATTCCTCTGTAAATTCGGCGGAGAATGTCACGCCGTTGCAGCCGCAGATGTCCGGGAACTTGTTCCAGAGAATGACCACGTTCGCCGGCTTGACGCGCTCCAGAATGCACTTGAAGGCGGAGAACTGCTCGGTTCCGGCCCCGTAGGGCAACGGGTATTTGTAGTCCGGTGCGACCGTCCCGTCGTAGGGGTAGCCGCCGAACGCGATGTTGGTGACATCGACGTAAACGCGGAAGCGGCCGAGCTTCGGGAAGCGGTCGTAGCGCTTCGGGTAGCAGGACGCATAGAGGGCCGGCTTCTGCACGATCCAGCCGGGCGTGATGCTGATTTCGAGGCCGTAGAGCGCGGCCAGATCGTGCCAGTCCTGTTCTTTGGACCAGCGCCGCTTGTCGAGCCGGAATCGCACCCATGCGCGCCGTTGCGCCAGCGTCTCCGCCACCGGCAGGCACGCATCGGGAAGCGATACCGCACGCTCCCATTCGGGCAGCAACTGCACGGCGCTGCGGTAGTCGAGTTCGAGGCCGAGATCGCACAGCGCCTGGCTCGCGTCCTCGAATGCCGAGGCGAGACCGGAGAGCAGGCGGTAGGCGTTCTTGCCGGCCGTTCGAAACGCATCCCAAGCGTAGCCGAACGGCAGATGCGCCCACAGCGTCTGGATCGAAGTGCCGTTCGGCTGGAACTGGTGGCAGCTCGTCATCACGGCCACCCGATCGAGCCGAGCTGCGGCAACTCGTTCCAGGCGATGGCGACATCACCGCTCGGTGCCGACAGCGTGAAGGATTTGAGCGCCTGCCCGCGCTCGGTGTCGAACGTGGACAGGATGGCACAGCGATAGCCGTCTTCGGTCAGCGTCTCGCCGAACTCGACTTCCTCGTCGAAGAACTGGCGCAGCCGCGCCCGGATGGCGAGCCGCATCGAGGTGGTGTCCGGCACGATCGCGGTGAGGGTGAAATCGACCGCGACCGCCGTCGGCGCGATCACCATCACGTCTTCGTCGGCGGTGTGCGCGGGCTTGATGGTCGTCAGGATGTGAGATTTGACATCCTCGGCTTCGAGCGACGACGGGATCGGATTGGCGTCGTCGTCACGCAGGAAGGCGATGACGACCTGGCCCTCGTTGACGCCGTTGGCACCGAACAGTGACGCTTCGCGCACCCATACTCGAGTGACGCCCGGAACCTGCTTGGCCACACTCTTGATTTCGGCGGCCGAGAACATGCCGTAGTCGATCCCGAGCGCTTCGAGCACGCGCTCGCGGAAGTCCTCGATGTCTTCGGCTTCCGAGCCGTCGATGACGCCGCCGAACGTCACTCTGGCCGTGCTGTTGATGCCGGCCGGCGGGCTCGACACGGCGATGGCCTGCCCGGCCTGGATGTTGGTGGCCGAACCCGTCGTCGTCGCCGTGATCGAGGCCACGGCATAGACCGCGGTGACGCTCTGCGTGCCGGCCGACGGCGTCGATGGCGACCCGGAAACCGCATAGGTGAATTCGTTGGCCGCGGTCACCGTGATGGAAACCGTGCCGTTGTAGGCGCCCTCGGCGGCGCCGGCGATGACGACGGTCATGCCGGTGGCGAGATCGTGCGGCTCGATGGTCTCGAAAATCGCGGTGTCGTCTTCGCGCGTCAGGCTCGACGCGCGCAGCGTGATGCTGGCGACCGTGACCGAGTTGTCGACCGTGTAGATGGTGCCGAGGTGTTCCATCTCGGACGCCGCGTCGAGCACGTCGCCGACGCTGCCGGTGACGACCACACGGCCGCGGGCGGCCGATGCCGGGTTGGGCTCGAGTTCTGTGATGTCGGCCCACCAGCCCATCAGCAGGAATTCGCGAGTCGCGGTCTGCGGGAACGGCTCGCGATCTCCGTAGCGCTTGAGCGCCACGTACCAGTCGTGCAGCGCCGAGCCGAGCGATTTCAGTAAGCCGCCGATGTAGCCGCGCTGCTTGGTGATGGAATAGTCGAGATCGGGAAGCTGCGCACGCGCGTAGGCTTCCAGGTTCGAGACGACGGCGGGGCGTTCCGGGATGTTGAGCGGCACGAAATCAGCCCCCCCATCCGAGAATGTTGCCGTAGTCCCAGATCATCTTCTGGCCGTTCCACATGATGGCGCCGGCCAGAGCGTCGTCGGTGGCGGGGTCGAAGCGCGGGATGGTGGTGATGGTGCCGTTTCGAGTTGCATCGGCCAGCGCATAAGCCCGGCTCGCCGATTGCCCGTTGGGAAAATGAATCGTCATGTCGAGATAGAGCGCGCGCCGGCTCGGCACCTGTCGCACGTCGGCTTCGACGTAGGTGGCGAGCCCATCCTCGACCATCCAGTCGAACGACTGCACGGCTTCGGTCTTGACGCCGAGCGCAATGTCGTCGGTCAAGCGGCGCTGTTCGTAGAGCCACAGCCCCGAGCCGTGGTTGTCGCCGACGGTTTCGGCGACCAGATTGCCGATCCAGCCGCGCCGCTGCATCGGGTCGGATACCTCGCTCTGATCGGCGCGACGATCGGAAAACAGCGACACCAGCATCGAGGTTTCGAGCCCCGGCGTGACGGCGAAGTCGCCCGCGTCACGATCGATGACGAGATCGAACATGCCGTCGGCGTCCTGCTGATAGGCGAAGTCGATCGTCGCCATTATTCGTCCACCGTCCTGGTCGCGCCGGAAATCAGCGTTGCACCGCACGCGGTGGCGTCACCGTGACGGGCGATGAATTTGCCCTCGACGAGGTACTTGCTCGAATGCTGGACGATCGGGTTCGGCCCGTGGATCGGACAGTCGAGAATATCGCCCTCGCGTGCCACCAGCGCCCCCTCGCAAAGAGTTCTCGACGCGCTCGTGATGATCGCGCCGCCGTGTGAACTGGTATCGCCCAACCGTGCCCACAGAGGCATTAGCATCGCCCTCGATTTTTATGCGACCGACTAGGTCGGATTGATATGAGTCGTGCCGCCCGACTTGATGGTGATGTTGCCCGACGCATCGAGCGTGACGTGGCCGTCCTTGTCGAACTTGAGCGCCTGCCCGCTCTTGTGGTTCTTGAACGTCACCTCGCCCTCGGCCTGAGCGTCGACCCGGTCCTTCGGCGGCGGCATGACCAGTGCGATGCACTTCGACATATCGCCATCGATCGGGAAAATGAGCGCTTGGCCGCCCGCCATAGGTGCGCCCTGAATGCCGTAGCTCTCGACGACTTGCGCCGTGAACTCGTGGCCGTCGGCCGTGAACCGGGCCTGCTTGTAGGCGCCCTTGTCCTTGGACGCCTCTTTCATCGATGCGAAGAACGGAAACCGCTTTTCCGACATGGTGTGCCCCTTCGTCAGTTCGCCAATTCGTCAGTACGTGCCGCTTTTCTTCGAGCCGATTCCCGATTTGCCGGTGCGCGACTTGCCGCCTTCGGCCTTGTCGGAATAGGCGTCGCCGAACGTGCAGTGGATCTTGGTGACGGAGCCCTTGCCCCAGTCCTGCGAAAACTCAACCTCTTTGATGAACAGCTCGTCGCTGATCTGGAAGTGAGCGTCGAACACCGGAATGACGAAGCCCGGCCACCACAACTGGCCGCCCTGACAGGCGAACCCGGCGACCTCGGCCTCGTAGGTGTACTTGCGCGCCTTGGCGAGGTTCGCGCGCCACTTGGCGGCATCCTCCGGCGACTTGCCCTCGATGCCGATGCCGCCGCGGTAGTGCAGGCGGCGCTCGCTCCGAACCGACGAGTCCTTGGCCTCGCGCACGTTGCGGCTCAAAGGATCGGACTGCGCCGGCGCGTGGTCCTTGCCGTGGTTCTCCCAGTCGGGATCGGTCTGCGACTTCTGCCCGGCGCACGAGTGCTTGTTGTGCCGGCCGAAGTCGCTGTTCTTGTACTTCGCGCTCTTGACGTTGTTGCGCGGGTCGTCCTCGAACGACTTGTAGAGGAAGCCGCCGAGCCGCTTCTTCTTGTTGCGGTCGATGACGAGGTTGCCCTTGCCGTCGGTGGTGAGCACCACCTGGCGCTTCTTCGCCCATTCGTCGAGCCAGTTGTGGCCCAGCTTGTCGATGGCGCCGCCCGGCATCTCGCCGCCCTTGCGGTATTCGTCCGGATCGGCGTTGTCGATCACCTTGATCGACGACAGGCCCATCTTTTTGAGCGTGCCCTCGGCCACCTTCTTCAGCTTGATCGGCGGCTTGAACTCGACACCGGGACCGATGGTCGAGTCGACCATGTCCTGAGTCTTGTCGCGCAGCGTCAGCCGGATCGGATGCGAGTTGTCGTCGTGGCTGGCATCGACTTCGTGGACGTGGCCCGTCAGCACCGGGCGGCCGTTGAGGATGATCTGCGCCGTGTCTCCAACGTCGGCCGGAAGCGGGTTGCCCGGCTGATCTGAAATCTCCAGCATGCCGTCGCCGGTCACCTTGTCGAACGACTGCTTGACGGTGAATCGCAGCCAGCCCTGGAACGGGCGGCCGTTGAGCATGACGATGGCGCCGTCTCCTGCCATGTTGCCCCTACTCCATCAGCACGGAGGTCGAGCCGGCGACCAGAATCGGATTGGCGGCAAGGTTGAGATCGACCAGCGCCTGCTGGCGCGCATCGGACTCGTAGAGGTGATAGGCCAGCACCGACAGCGGCAGGTTGTTGACCCGCATCGTCACCAGTCGCGGCAGGCGCACGGCCGCGGCCTGCATGACTTCGGACGCCGCCGTGTAGACCAGCAGAACAGCGTCGTGCGTCGCCGCATCGAGCGTGCGGCCCTGGATCGAGTCGATGCGCCCGGCGAGGCGATCCTCGTCTCTCGTGACTTCGTCGGCGGTGGTGTAGTCGCGGCCCGCCATGGCATCGGCCATGGCCAGGAACGCCGCTGCATCGACATGAGCCGCGAGTGTTTCGAGCGCGCTCTGGCGCGAGACCCGATCCGATGTCGTAGTTGTGATGGCATCGGCATCGAGTGCAATGCCGACGAAATCACCGGCATCGACTACCTCGAACCCTGTGCCGAAGTCGCGCCAAAGACGCCGCTGGCCAAAGAGGCCGTGCGCCAGCTGCGCGCCTGGCTCGCCGACCCGGCCTTCGAATTCGGCCTGCCGCTGGCGCCGGCCGGCACGCATTTCCAGCGCCGCGTCTGGCAGCGGATTTCGGCCATCCCGCCGGGACGGACCATGAGCTACGGCGAGGTCGCCGCGGCGATCCGCAGCGGCCCGCGCGCGGTG